ATCATCAAATGCCAGTGATACAGAGCACGACGATGCACATAACACAAGCCAGCATCACAATGTAGTCAACGTCCATAGTCCCCCCCCCTCATGCGGCAAGTTTGATTCGGTTGAATGATGCTGCTGCAAGATCATTCAGATTGTCAACGCGGATGGAGTCTGGGTATACATGCCCGACACTCTCCATGATGCCAATGCCGACAGTGGTCACGCCTGCGCGAGTTGCAATGTCGATCTGTTTCCGAGCAGATGCTGGTCTGCCCTCGCCATCGGTCAGGGCAAAGACTACCTTGCGCGACTCAGGGCGGCGCAGGATGATTTGGTGCGCGTGACGCAACGCTTCGTAGTCTGCCGTCGATCCACTGGACTTGACCCGGCTGATAATGTTCCTCGCTTTGCTCACTGGTGTGCCGAATGCAACCGGCACAGATACAGAGTGATTGAATGCGACCACTGACACAGATACACCTGCGCGGCTTAGGGTTTCGTACAGTGCAGCAGCAGCATCACGCGCCACATTAATTTTTTCCGAGCGGTTATCCGACATACTGGACGATACGTCCAGCAAGATCACAACGGCAGAATCGATTCCCTCATGTTCCTGATGACGTTTAAACAGTTTGTCGCTGGTATTAATCCGGTGCAATGCGGTCACATTCAAAGACCCGGCTTTGCGGTTCACTGCAAAGTCATCGAACGCAGAGTTCTCAAACAGGCGGCGCACCTCAAACCGCAGCCGACCTGCATTGAATGGTTTGATCGGGTAAGTGATTGCGCCCAGATGGTCACCCGGCTCGCCCAGATCGTCCGGTCTGAAGTCAGGCTGTTTTGAATCGCCATCGACCTTGAGTGTTGGCTCAACTTCCATCGATTCAGCATCCTCGTGTACAGGTTTGCTAGGCTGATTGACAGTGGGCTGCTCTGGGGCGTTTTGCTCGTCGCCCTCAGTCTGACCCTCGTCGCTGGATTCATCGCCTTGTGCGTCTTCTGGTGAGGTCTCAGACCCATTGTCGGGCTGCTGCTGGGGCTGCTGCTGCGACTGCTGATTGATCTGGTCAAAGACCCACCGGGCAATCTCCAGCGTATCGCTGCTGTTTAAACAGCCATCGATCCTGCGCTGCGCCTCGTTAAAGATCGGGGCAAGGTTCGCCGGTACAGGTACACGCTTGCAGAATCCACGCGCCCACAGTGCCAGTGCGAATGGATACTGCGCCGGGGCAGACCAGTCAACAAAGATATCAGCCAGTGCCTTTTCCGCGAGACCATCAGCCAGTGTGCGCAGCAAAGTTTCAATATTCCCGGTCAGCCCGACGGTGATCGCCTTGCGCTCAATCCACGCATCCTCAACTGCATTATGCAGACGATCCACATAGGCACGACCATCAAACGCCCGAAAGTCAGTGAATTTACGATGTAGCAACTCATGCACAATGTAACCGGCATATTGATTTACTAACTGCTTGCTGACGGTTGCATCATCTGAAACATTCGCTAACAAGATATTGCCATGCTCGCTGATCGCCGCAGTCTGAATATTTGTCCAAGTAATCGACACCGGATGCAGCCCCAGTGCGGCGCAGGTCTTATGCGCCATTGATTCGATGCCTGCTCTGAATTCATATCCGCGCATGATCACACCTTGAAAATGTTATTGTTTAAATGAGCAGCCTTGATTGCGTTAATTGCAATCTCTGATTCGCCCGGCTGACGCGCAGCGATACAGGTATCGAATGCCTCATCTGCGCCCAGCACCGGGAGTGCCCGAATGAACGCGACGATCTGCCTGATTGACGGTGCATCGACAATATTGCCAGCATCAACCTGTTGACGGCAGACATTTACCATTTCGATAACTGCTTTGGCGAGGTCTTCAGTGCAACCTGTATGACGCTGGACGGCTGCGACCTCATGGTAAAAGTCCAAGTGTTTAAACGGTACAACCCGGCTGAATCGATCAGCCAGTGCGCTGTTCATCTGCTGAGTGCCAGAGTACCTGCCGCTCTGGTCACCATTGGTCAGCGTGTTATCGGCTGCAATGATCATCACGCCCGGTGCGCGACGACGTACCTTGCCGCCGATGGTCACGGCTGCGCCCGGTTCCAGCAGTGCATTCAATGGGGCGAGTTCGCCGGGGGCTGCGTTGGTGATCTCGTCCAGCAATATCACCGTGCCGGGTGTCTCATATGCGCGCAGGAAGTCGCCCTCTGCGAAAACAGTATTGCCGCCGACCAGTGCGGTACTCCCGATGTACTCTTCCGCAGTCGTGTACTTGTGGAAATTGATACGGCAGAATCCGCGCCCGGTGCGAGCGGCAAACTGCTGCGCGGTTTGGGTTTTGCCTGCGCCCTTCTCGCCACCAAACCAAACATTCTCTCCGGTTTGCTCAGACAAAATCAGGTGGCGCAGCACCATACCGCGCCAGATGAAATTCGGATCGACGGCAGGCGCAGCGGGGGAGTTCCACAATTGCACAGGCATATCTGTGCCAGCGGCATCAGGCGCAGGGCAATCGAATACGTTGTATGCGGCATCAGTCCCGGTTACATGCACCGCCGACAGGTCAGCGGCAACCTGCTGCAACCCGGCATCTTCGACTGCGCGTTTAAACGTACCGAATTCAGATGCGACTGCGGCGGCAACGGCGGCTGCGATCTCGCCTTGGTCAAGCTTGACTGACCCGGCATTCTGCTGCGCTCTGGTCAGTCTCTTTTCCAGATCGTCCAGTTTCGCGGCGGTATCAGAGCGGATTGAATCCAAACCCTTGACGGCGGCATCCACGCCGGAATCGATGCGTGATACTGCAACGGACAGGGTGTCAACCTGATTGCCGATGCGGTTCAGGTCAATCCCAACAGCATCGATGATCCGGTCTTTCATCTGACGTAGTTTGCCGTCAACGTCGGGAGCGGCAGGCTGCGTGGCAGGCTGCGCCGGGGCGACGGTGTTCGGCTTGTACTGTCTGATCTGATCCAGAGTGATCAGCCCAGCATCAACCCGCGCTGCGAGTTCCTGCGCGATATCGCGCTTGCTGCGATTGCCTACCAGCCCGACATTGTTCATATATGCGCTTTCCACGACGGGTAGCGGAATACGCATGATGTGATCCAGCGTGGTAATTTGCGTAGCCATAATTAAACCTCCGAGTTGTCAAGATTGAATGTGTCACCGCAGACGCAGGTAGGCAGACCCTGCTGCGCCCATTTATGAGTCAGCCTGATTGTGTACTGGCACGACGGGCAAACCGCTTTGAGCAGACGCGTCGCCTGCTTTTTGCGCGTGTTTAAACTCAGTTGCGCGTGGGGATACGCGCCCAAAGACCCGATGATCTCGCCATACGCTGGCAGGAAGTCAGCCGCTTGTTCGGTGGCTTTCCACGCCTGTTTGCCTGAACCGCAGGGGCGCAGGTGCATGGCGGCGGCGTACTTTTGAAACGTCACACCGTGATTCATCGCGCCCGGCAAGGCATGGCATAACTCATGCACCAGCACGTCGAAAACCCGATCAGGGTTATCCAGCACCGGGCTAATCAGAATTTCAATAGTTTTATCAGCCGACGCAGTATCAGCCCAGCATTCGCCGATGGCATTGCTGCGACGTGCATTCGATGGGAAACCACAGGCGACGCGGATTTTTTGGGGGAGCGGTGCAGCCCACAGATCAAACAGTGGGCGCAATTCTGTGACGGCTGCGGTCAGCCAATCTTCGCGTGTTGAATACATGGCAATCACCTCAGACGTTGTAGTAAGTGTGGAGTTGCACCGAATATTCCCGGCGGGAAATGCGGCGAACATCGACGTAGGTGCTGGGGCATCCGCAGCAATCATGCTCATGACGGCAACTCGAGCCGCCCATAGTGTCGGCAATTGCGTTGGACAGATCAGTGCCGCGCAGTGCAGATGGAGCAATGACCAGTGTCTTGTGGGACTTGCCGTCGATGCCATCATCAGCGAGCCGCTGGTAGCGCAATACCTTTGCCGCGCCGATGTACTGGTGCTGATCTTCGCCGCTCCAGCCATCGCGGTATTGGTGGGTGAGTCGCTCATATAGATTGATTTTCATAAGACCTCCAAGTTATCAAGTTACTACGTTTAAATGAACGCGCTACAAAACGGATTAGATCATAGTACTAGTAGGTCTGCAAGCACTAGTTACTAGCACATACCAATTATTTTTACTTACATCAATGGCAACTCCAGTGATATATGGTTTGTTTATCGTATGCAACATGGCAATTGTGGATAACTAGTTGTCAAAGGATAAAAAAACCGCGCAGGTTGAACGAACGCAGGTCGGGTGAGGGTGAGGTAGCCTGAAGAGAAAAAACGGCTCACAGGGGCTGTAGACGCGTCTGAGGGGCATTTTCAGTATTGACAACAAAATGAGGTGCGTTGTCCTACTTGCATCTGTGAATAACTCTGTGGATAATGCGAACGAAGGTATTTAAACGATCAGTGCGCGGTGATGGTGCTGAATTGTCAATTGCAAGTGAGGCGAACATGGGAAAGACGACGCAAGGCGAGTATCTAGCAGCACTGGAGGAAGCGAATCAGTGCATCGATGAGGGTTGCCAGGATGATAACGAGCCTGGGTTCGATAGCGAAGCGGAACGGATGGCGGCTTCACTCCCACCAAAGAAGATAAGAAGCATCAACAAACCATTAACAGAACAGCAGAGGGCATTCGCAACGTACGTCATCCAAGGCAAAACCCGCAGAGAGGCTTACAGATTGGCATATAACACCAGCATGAGCGATAGCGCAGTCAGCAGCAACGCGGCAAAGCTTGCAGCAGACCCACGCATCGCCAGCATGATCAGTGCCGCATGGGACGAGACTATCGAACACCTTGCAGATGATGTTGCCAGCACTAGAAGGTATGTGCTGAGGAAACTGGTTGCACTGAGCAAGGAAGGCAAGCAAGAAGGTTCTCGTTTAAAAGCACTGGAGCTATTGGGGAAAACAGCAGGCCTGTTCACGCAGCAGGAAGCAGCAGCAGAAAAGACAGTCGCAGCAGAGCAACTGAAGCGGGAACTGTCGCAGCACCTGAAGCTACTCGACAACGTCAAGACGCTGAAGGTCAAGTGATGCGTGTAAACGATGGATGCGTGTAAACGATCCGACAGCGCGTCAGCAGGGCGACACGGGCTTTGTGTGCGTGGCTGCGCCCCCACCGTACCCCGACCCCCCCGATGGCGGCAGATGGGACCCGTCACCGCTTACGCTCGAATCCGCACAAACAATTACATCCCCCCACCAATGAGAACATTGCAAACCCCCCACCCCTCCGTTTCACGTGAAACATAGGAAAAGGGGGTCGTGTTTTTTGAGGGGGGGTATATATAAACTTGAATGTTTATA